CACGCGAGCGGCTAGGCGAGAAGAGTACGTCTTGAAACGGCTTCAAGAAGAGGCAGAGGGAGCGGAGACAGACGGGGCGAGGGTTCGCGCACTGGAATTGCTGGGCAAGACGGTCGGCATATTCACCGACAGGGTCGAGGTCGAGCAAGACACCGACAAGACAGCCGCAGAATTAGAGGCTGACCTTGAGCGGAGACTGGCGGCATTGCTGGGGGATTAGTTGCATCCAACTTTTTGGCCGACCCCACCCCACCCCGACCCGCGCGTGTGTCGCGAGTGACAGTCGCATGTTGTACTGGAGTTTTACACACTCAATACCAACAGTTTTGAATAGACCCCCCACCCCCTTTTTTATTTCTAGGTTCAGATACCCCTAGAACGAATATAGAAAGCCACTGAGAGGTGTTTAGGAGTCCCTGCCCCCACTATAATATATTTTTTTTAAACGTACTGAGGGGGCTTTAAGAGGGTTTCTCTGGGACACCGCCTTCATGGTAGAGAATTTTGGGGCATTGTTCGTACCTATTGGTGTCTTGGTACACCAGAGATTTGTCTTGGCACTTGAACACGCACTGCTTTGCCATGAAGGTGATGTGTTTTCCGCCGACATCTACGACATCTTGGCTTATCAGATTGCAGGTAAGAAGGGTTGCCACTAGATGTATCACTGCCCCACCTATGATTATCTATATCTAGATTATATATATTTATTAGTATAATATATTTATTAGTCCTAGTCTAATTATTAGAGAAACTAATTATTAGAAGGGGCTTGGCGATACCTCCCATGCATCGCGGGCGGGCGTTTTACCTCTTTTGCGTCCGCCCATTTTGGGGAAGGAGTGGGAATGTCAAACGTGATTAAGTTTCCAGAGCAACCAGCAATGGATTCCACCAGTGATGCCTCAGAAATGTTTGAAGACATCGCACAACAGAACAATCTTTCACAGGCTGTGGTTCTTGGCTGGACAAAAGACGGCCAGCTATTTGTTGCCAGCAACATGAGCGAAGGGCCAAGCATGCGCTGGCTACTGGACGTTGCTCAGGTGTTTCTTGATGAGGATGTGCTGACCCAATGAACGTCACTTGGGTCTTTGTGGTTTATTCCATTGCATCAGGAAACGTGCCTCATAATTATGAAGAGGTGTCCGCAAGTTTTCATACCAGCCTAGAGGAGTGTGCCGCAGAAGCAGTGGCGCACAACGCTATGCTTGAGCCTAAGTATGTTTCTGCCTGTATGCCGATGGTGGACGACTGATATGCAACCCCAAAAAATTAAAAATTTAATAAACAGGCTACCTCCCGAAGAAAAGGCTGACCTTCTCAAAAAGCTCGAACTCCTCAACGAAAAGAAAACACAGGAGAAAGCAGAGCAAAATTTTCTGGATTTTGTTGAATCCATGTGGCCCGCTTTCATCAAGGGCGAACATCACGAAATCATGGCTGATGCATTTGAACGTGTCGCCAATGGCGAACTCAAACGCCTTATCATCAACATGCCACCCCGACACACTAAGTCGGAGTTTGCATCCTATCTTTTTCCGGCATGGTTCTTGGGCAAGTATCCCGAAAAGAAAATAATCCAGACTGCTCACACGGCAGAACTTGCCGTTGGCTTTGGCCGTAAGGTCAGAAACCTGATTAGCAATGAAGACTATCAGAAAGTATTTAAGGGCATAGAGCTATCATCCGACAGCAAGGCGGCAGGACGCTGGAACACAAACAAGGGTGGCGACTATTTCGCTATCGGCGTTGGCGGTGCAGTCACAGGTAAGGGTGCCGATGTTCTGGTTATTGATGACCCCCACTCCGAACAGGAAGCGGCACTGGGTCAATACAACAAGGATGTCTACGACAAGGTTTATGAATGGTATACCTCTGGCCCACGCCAGCGACTACAGCCCGGCGGCGCTATCATCATCGTGATGACACGCTGGTCATTGCGCGACCTGACAGGCCAGATAGTCAAAAACTCCATCCAGAAAGAAGGCGCAGGCGAGTGGGAAGTTATAGAACTACCTGCCATCCTTCCGTCAGGAAAGTCGCTATGGCCGGGATTCTGGAAACAGGAAGAATTAGAATCATTAAAAGCTGAGTTGCCAGTATCGAAATGGAACGCGCAGTACCAGCAGAACCCGACATCGGAAGAAGGCGCACTCATCAAACGTGAATGGTGGCAGGAATGGACGCAGTCACAACTGCCTGAGTGTGAGGCAATCATCCAGTCATGGGATACCGCCTTTTTGAAAACACAACGCGCTGACTATTCCGCATGCACAACATGGGGGATATTCAACTGGCCTGACGAGGATGGCAAAACCATTCCCAACCTTATCCTGCTGGATAGCTTCAAAGAAAAACTGGAGTTCCCAGAACTGAAACGCGCGGCCTATGATAAATACTGGGAGTGGGAACCCGACCAGATGATTATTGAAGCCAAGGCGTCAGGCTCTCCATTGATATTCGAGCTACGCGCTATGGGCATACCCGTAACAGAGTTTACACCCTCAAGGGGTCAGGATAAGATTGCACGGGTAAACGCCGTTACAGATTTGTTTGCCAGCGGTGTAGTGTGGTGTCCCCCGACAAGATGGGCAGACGAAGTAATCGAAGAGTGTGCCTCGTTTCCATCTGGCGACCATGATGACCTAGTTGACTCCACCACACAGGCGCTACTAAGATTCCGGCAAGGTGGATGGATTAGGTCAACAATGGATGACTGGGATGACGAACCAGTGTATCGTAGACCAGTAAGTTATTATTAAGGTGTGATTATGGGTAAGGGTTCAAGCAGGGGAGGCTTCAAAAGCTATCACGATGCGTACTATCGCGACTCCAATCCTATGAACTACTCAGTGCAAGAACAGCAAATGAATTTGGTGCCGAGCTATCGTAGTTCTGGAATGGCCCCCCAAATGAACGAGAGGCGTAGCTTTACGCCCCCACCACCTATGGGATTTTATGGTGGCTATGGTGGCTTTGGAAGCCCATCTCCAATGGGAGTTTATGGCGGTTTCGGAGGCCCATCGTTTTATGGTGCTTTTTCAAATCCATATTCTTACGGCAACTTGGGCCGTGGATTCATGCCCATGGTGCAACCTTTTTCCCGAAGCAATCAAGGGTATCAAAATCTTATAGGTAATCAGCCCACATCAAATTCCTATGAAACCACATCGGAACCTCTACCCACCGCGCCGATAGAGTCTCCACCCGCACAAGAAATGACTTCGTTTTCCAATCCACCCGTTGCCCAGCCAAAGGGTTTTCTTTCCGGCCCGACCGTTACTGGGTTAGGCCAATCGGCATTTAATCCGGCCAGACAAACTCAAATGTCAGCTTTTGGCAGTATGCGTAATCCCTTTAATATGTTCACCAGTTTCTTTAGGTAAAACAAATGGCAATAGAAAAAAAGATGGAACCCTCTGATATAGAGGTCATGGGCGGACAGGACGTTGAAATAGAGGTTGTCAACCCAGAAGCCGTGTCCATTGAAACGGAAGACGGCGGACTACTGATAGACTTTGAGGGTGAGATTGCAAATGAGATTCTTGGCCCAAGCCATGATGCAAACCTTGCAGAGTTTATTGATGAGGCAGACTTACAGTCAATGGCCGCTGAGCTTGTTGGTGATTTTGACGGCGACCGCATGTCCAGAAAAGAATGGGCAAGAAGCTACGTCAAAGGCCTAGACCTTCTGGGAATGAAGATTGAAGAAAGAAGCCAGCCGTGGGCAGGCGCATCGGGTGTGTTTCACCCAGTGCTGACCGAAGCGGTTGTGAGGTTCCAAGCACAGGCTATGGGTGAATTGTTTCCTGCATCTGGCCCCGTCCGCACCAAAGTGGTTGGCAAGCAGACGATAGAAAGAGTTCAACAGGCCAAGCGTGTAGAAAACGAAATGAACTATCTCCTCACGGAGCAGATGACAGAGTACCGCGATGAGCTTGAGCAGATGCTATTCCGCTTGCCGCTTGCAGGCTCCGCATTTAAGAAATCATATTACGACCCAATCAGGAAGCGCCCCGCCTCCATGTTTGTTCCGGCAGAAGACTTTGTTGTTTCTTATGGCGCATCTGACTTGGCAACGTGTCCAAGATACACCCATGTAATGAAGAAAACTTCTAACGAGGTGGCAGAGCTTATCTTTAATGGCTTCTATAGAGAAACAGAACTGCCAGACCCAGAACCAGACTATTCAGATATTCAGGAAAAGTATGACGAGCTTGATGGCGAAGAAGCGGTAATAGAGGATGACGATAGGCACACCCTGTTGGAAATACACACCGACTTGCTTATGCCGCCGCCATTTGACGAACCAAGCGGGTTGGCCTGTCCTTATGTGATAACGGTAGATAAGTCGTCTAGAACGATTCTATCTATCAGAAAGAACTGGTATGAAGATGACCCTGAGAAACAAAAAAGACTGCACTTCACACACTACAGATATTTGCCCGGACTCGGCTTTTATGGCACCGGACTCATACATCTCATCGGTGGCCTCGCAAAAAGCGCCACTTCTATACTCCGCCAACTCATTGACGCAGGAACGCTCTCGAACCTTCCGGCTGGCCTCAAGGCTCGCGGACTTCGCATCAAGGGTGATGACTCGCCGCTAATGCCCGGAGAATTTCGTGACGTTGATGTTCCGGGCGGAGCTATCAAGGACGCAATTACATTTATTCCATACAAGGAACCCTCAAGTGTTTTGTATCAACTTCTAGGAAACATCGTAGAAGAGGGTCGGCGCATCGGCTCCGTTGCCGATGTTCAGATAGGCGACCTAAACAATCAGGCTCCCGTTGGGACAACCTTGGCGCTAATGGAACGCTCAATGAAGGTGATGTCGGGCGTGCAGGCCAGACTACACGCATCGCTGAAGGCAGAGCTACGGCTTATCGCAAAAATTGTTTTTGATTTCATGGGGCCAGACTACGCCTATGAAACAGAAGAAAAGTCGAATCGCAAAGAAGATTTTGATGGCAGAGTTGATGTTATTCCCGTTTCAGACCCAAATGCATCCACGATGTCTCAAAGGGTGATGCAGTATCAGGCGGCACTGCAACTCGCACAGCAGTCTCCTCAGTTGTACGACATGGGAAAACTGCACAGGCAGATGTTAGAGGTTCTTGGCATTTCTGATGCTAAGGAAATCGTCAAGCTACCTGATGAGGTATCACCCGCTGACCCCGTAACTGAAAACATGCGTATCCTCAAACAAGAGCCAGTCAAGGTTTTCAAATACCAAGACCACGAAGCGCACATTCAGGTACACATGGCCTTCATGCAAGACCCAAAAATACTACAGCTTGTAGGTCAGTCTCCATTTGCACAAGCCATACAAAATCAAATGGTGGCTCACATCACCGAGCATGTAGCTATGTTATATCGTAACAAAATTGAAAAAGAACTTGGCGTGGCCATGCCGGATGAAGACGCTCCACTGCCAGAGGACATTGAGTTGGAGCTTTCTCGCGTAACGAGAGAGGCCGCGCAAACATTGCTTGGCAAGAATCAGGCAGAAATGCAGGCTCAAGAAGCGGCCAAACAACAGGCTGACCCGCTGACACAAATCCAGCAGGCAGAGTTACGGATGAAACAGGACGAGCTTCAGCATAAAATTAACATGGATGTTCAGAAGCTGGAGCTAGACAAGCTTTCCAAGGCCGCAAATATTCAGGTTCAGAAGGAAAGAATTGAAAGCGAAGAAGAGCGAGAGGTTGCAAGAATTAGGGTGAGGGGCGCAGAGATAGGCGCAAAGCTAACGACAGAAGAAGAAAAAAACCAAACCGCAACTAAAAAAATACGGGCAGACCTTTTAAAAGAAGGCTTGGCTACAGGAAAGAGTTTAGCAGATGACCAAACCAACGGTGGCTAACTTGGACAAGCGCCTTACAGTTCTAGAAGAAGTGTATGAGGAGCGCTGGCTGGAAACCATTAATCGCATTAAAAGACTTGAGGCGGTTCTGGTGGCTTCGGCAGGTGCAATTATAACTTTACTATTGGTGCAGATAACAAATGTCTAGACCTGACCCATACCTAGAATTAATTAGAACCAAGGTGCGCGAATACATGAATGAGTGCGCCGACCATCTCGCTGGCGGTGGCGCACAGGACTTTGAAGAATACAGATTTATATGCGGCAAGGTGGAGGCTCTGGCTTTAATTGAGCGGGAAATATTAGACCTCACGCAAAAACTTGTAGACGAGTAGTTGCAAAATCAAAAAGTTTCATATAACTTTTCACCTACGAGGATAATCCTCGCAAGGACTGCGGGCCTTACCCGTTGCAAGGTGAGAAAATGTATTCTGCTGAAATAAAAGATTTAGATTTCGAGAGACTGAAAAAGTCCGAAACATTCCCCAACCCCACTGGTTATAAATTATTAATTGCCATGCCAGCCTTGGAAGAAAAAACCGAGGGCGGTATTTTTATTCCTGATGCCATGAAGGAAGCCGAAAGCACAGCATCGGTTGTTGGCTTGGTCGTACTAATGGGTGACATGGCGTATCAAGACGAAGACAAATTTCCAACTGGCCCATACTGTAAAGAGGGCGAGTGGGTAATATTCCGCTCTTACTCTGGCACAAGATTTAAAGTAGAGGGGCAGGAGTTTCGTCTAATTAATGATGACACTGTTGAGGCAGTTGTCAAAGACCCACGGGGAGTTAAACGAGTATGAGCGAGACAGCACAAGAAGATATTGTAGACATCAATACGGAACCACAGGTTATTGAAACTGCCACAGAGGACATGGAGATAGAAATTGTTGACGACCGCCCTATTGAAGACCGCGTCCCACCGCGCGATGACGAAGTTCAAGCAGATAGCGGTGAGGGTTTGGCAGAAAGCGCTGACAGCGATGAAGACAGTGAAGCATCGGGTTACTCAGACCGTGTTCAAAAAAGAATCAAAAAATTAAAATACGAGTTTCACGAAGAGCGCCGCGCCAAAGAGCAGGCGGACAGAGAGCGCCTTGAGGCTGTTGAGTTTGCCCAAAGGGTATATCAAGAAAACCAAAATCTAAGAAACACGCTTGCAGAGGGCGAGGGCGTTTTGTTGGAGCAAACAAAGGGCCGCGCAGAAGCAGATGTTGCAAGAGCAAAAAAAGAGTACAAGGATGCGTTTGAAAGCGGCGACCCTGATGCGATAACCGAGGCACAGATGAGCCTCACAAACGCGCAGGCGGCTCAAATACAGGCAGACCAATATCAGCCCGTATATAAAAATATTCCACAGCCTGCACAAAATACAGTGCCGCAAAAAAAAGTTCAGACCCCTGTTCACAAACCAACAAGTTTGGATATAGACTGGGCAGAACGGAACCCTTGGTTTAATCGTGACAGTGTTATGACGGGTTTTGCACTAGGTGTGCATGAAGAACTGGTTAAAACTGGCACAAGTCCATTGGAGACACCTGAAAAGTATTACCGCGAATTAGATGCGGAAATGCAAAAAAGGTTTCCAGACAAGTTTGGTAGCGGAAGCACAGAGGAAGCACCCCGCAATCAAGCTGGCAACGTGGTAGCCCCCGCAAAGCGGAGTGCAAATTCATCACGCAAGGTGCAACTAACCTCTACACAAGTCGCTCTCGCCAAGCGAATAGGGATTACCCCTGAACAATATGCGGCGCAGATGTTAAAATTGGAGCAAGGTAATGGCTGACAGAGAACCACGCGCAACAAAGACACGAGAAAAGACAGAGCGGAAGACAACTTGGAAAAGACCTTCGGCACTACCCGACCCCGACCAACAAGCTGGGGTTGAGTATCGTTGGATACGCACAAGCACGCTTGGAGCGGCAGACAACAAAAATGTTTCTTCTCGATTCCGTGAGGGCTGGGAGCCTGTTCTTGCATCTGAGCATCCTGAAATGCATGTTATGCCCGATGTGGATAGCAAGTTTGATGGAAATGTAGAGGTTGGTGGATTGTTACTTTGCAAGACTTCAACCGAAAATGTCAAAGCAAGAAGAGAGTATTTTGCTGACCAAAACGCCAAAGCAATGGAAGCGGTTGACAATAACTATCTTCGGGACTCAGACCCGCGTATGCCCCTGCTAAGACCAGAAAAAACCACGCGCACAACATAGTAGCGGGCTTGCAAAAGCCCTTGGTTAAATTTGGATAAGGAGAAGAAAGATGTCAGCAAGTGCGGCACCTTTTGGATTGCGACCAGTCGGACGCCTAGACGCAGGCTCTCTTGAGGTTATGCGTCAGTATCCTATTGCCTCCGGTTACGGCACTGCTATTGCGGCAGGTGATGTTGTACAGCTTGTAGACGGTGGCACGGCTACAACGATTGAAAAGCAATCAGCTACTGGCGATGATTCGACAGAAATCGACATCGTTGGTATTTTTATGGGTGTGTCTTATACAGACCCAAACACAAACCAAAAAACATTCAGCACGCTATATCCCGCAAGCACCACTGCTTCGGATATTATGGCTTATGTTGTTGACGACCCAAACACTCTGTTTGAAATTCAAGCAGATGGTGCGCCAACAAATGCTGGTGATATTTATGGTAAAAATACGCTGTTGGTTCAAACAGCCCCAAACACTTCTTTGAAAGTGTCGCGGGTTGCTTTGGATATTAGTGAACTCAGCACAGACGCTCAAAACCCAATCCGTGTAATTGATTACAAGGGTGGCAATGAGGGTGATGAAAAAGGAACTTCGTTCCCGATTCTGGTGTGCAAGTTTAACTATCATCAGCACTCATCAGCCACTGGCTCGGCGTAGGAGATTTAAGTTATGGCTATTGCAAGACCACAGTTACTTAAAGAACTTCTGCCCGGACTCAACGCTCTCTTTGGGCTTGAGTATGAGAAGTATGAAAACGAACACACAGAGATTTACGAGACAGAATCCTCAGAGCGTAGCTTTGAAGAAGAAGTCAAACTCTCTGGGTTTGGGGCCGCTCCGGTAAAACCGGAAGGTTCTTCGATTTCATTCGATACAGCGCAGGAGTCGTTCACGGCCCGTTACAACCACGAAACAGTGGCAATGGGCTTTTCAATTACAGAGGAAGCAGTAGAGGACAATCTGTATGACAGCTTGTCTGCACGCTACACCAAGTCTTTGGCTCGCGGTATGGCATATACCAAGCAAACCAAAGCGGCGGCGTTGTTGAATACTGGCTTTGACACCTTCACATCAGGTGATGGCGTTACTCTGTTTAACACTGCTCACCCAACTGTAGCAGGGGGTAGCAACCGCAACCGCCTGTCAACAAACGCAGACCTTAACGAGACATCTCTTGAACAAATGGTAATTGATATTGCCGCTTTTGTTGACGAGCGAGGTCTTCTTATTGCGGCCCGCCCGCGTAAGATGATTGTCCCGCCTGCTCTGATGTTTGTTGCAACAAGGTTGTTGCAGTCGGAAATGCGTACAGGCACCGCTGATAATGATATCAATGCCTTGGTAAACAACGGGTCAATCCCAGAAGGCTTCCGTGTTAATCACTATCTGACTGACACAGATGCTTTCTTCCTGACCACGGATGTACCAAACGGTATGAAGCATTTTGAGCGTACGCCAATGACAACCCAAATGGACGGTGACTTTGACACTGGTAATGTTCGCTACAAAGCACGCGAGCGTTACAGCTTTGGAGTCTCTGACCCACTGGGTATGTTCGGTTCGCCCGGAGCATAAAAAGTTTCACATAACTTTTCTGGGGGTGGCTGTTGCCGCCCCCTTTTTTATGCGGTATGATTTTTTATTCCTGACAGTTACATGGTGTAGCTGACACTAGCCACGACAGGAGACAAACATGGCTAATACAACTTTTACAGGGCCAGTGCGCTCTGAAGGTGGTTTTACATCAATTAGTAAAAACGCAACCACTGGTGCGGCTACAACGCTTTCAAGCATTAGCTCCACTGGTGTCTCATCTTTTGATGCAAACACTCTCGCAACCGAAGCCGGAACAGGTATTACAGGCGGAACAGGCACGATTTATCGTAGCTCTGTACAGCGCGTAGGTGGGATTATTACCACCCGTATTCTTATCGACCTGACGGGCCTGCGCTCAACTGCGAGCGGCGACATCATCGGTGTAAATGGAACCTCCAATGTATGTCACCTTGGTCAGATTACAGCCGCTCAAAACGGTACAATCCTGACAGGTAGCATGGAGTGCTTTGAAGCGCCCACAGGGGGTGACCCAGACATCAATGTACACTCGGCAACAGAAAGCACGGGCGTTGAAGATGGTGCTATTTCCAGCTTGACAGAAACTCTTTTGGTAAACGCAGGCGATGCCACCCTCGGTAGCAAAGTGTACTTTGCGGCAGTGCCAGCGGCTGACGAGTTTTTGTATCTCACGTTAGGTGATACGACTGACGCCGATTACACTGCTGGTAAACTCTTTATTGAATTGATGGGTTACGAAGCCTAGTAACGAGAGGGGGTAATGCCCCCTCTCTTTTTCAAAGGAGTTCAGCATGGCACACACAGATGTATTTGCAGTAAACAAAACAGCAGATGCTACGGTATTTGCTAGTCGTGCGCGAGTGCGTCAAATTCAGGTAAAGACTGAGGGTTCAGGTAGCCCAAAAGTTGTACTCAAAGACGGGGGCGCATCAGGCACTGCTCTGATTACCCTTGAATTTGGGACAGGCAGTACATTCTCAGTAAACATCCCAGACAATGGAATTTTGTTTGAGACTGATGTCTACTTGGATTTGACGGCGTGTTCTAGTGTAACAGTGTTTCTTTCATAGGTGATTTAATGGGAAAAAAGTCAAAAGATATACTCGGAACCATATCCCCTCTTTACGGAGCAGTTTCCGGTCATGGGCTTTTCGGTAAGGTTACCGAACAGGGGCCGGGTCTGGTAGGTTTGCTAGGCAGTCTTCGCGATAAGAAAAAAGACGAGGAAAAAGAAGCGACTGCCTCTGGGATGATGACGCCCAACATGAAAGCGGCACAAGATGTAAAGAGGATGGCGGCTGGTGGCAGAGCAAGAAAGCGCTCGATTGACGGCATTGCTACTAAGGGGAAAACCCGCGCTATTTATTAATGGCTAAAAGCAAATACCCCGGCGTTACGAGAACACCAAGCGGCGGCATTAAATACCGAGGCACAACTTTCGCTGGGTTTAATAAACCTAAGAGGTCAAACCGTGCTGGCAAAAAAGGCATGGTGTTAGCTAAAGAGGGTGAGAAGATTAAGCTCATCCACTATGGCGATAGCTCTATGGGCCACAACTATTCTGCGGCGGCACGCAAAAGCTTTAAGTCGCGGCACGGTAAGAACATAGCCAAGGGCAAAATGTCTGCGGCCTATTGGGCAAACAAAGAGTTGTGGTCGAAGGGTGGTTCCAAGAAATCTCCGCCTAAATCACAGAAGCACAAAAAACTTGGTAGGAAAAAAACATGAAGGTTGGAAGAAGTATTGGCTGTCCAAAGAAGCCTATCGCCATGAACGGGGGCGGACGTACAGGCACAAAGAAATCTAAATCTAGAGTAAACGAGGCAGGAAACTACACAAAGCCTGCCATGAGAAAACGGATATTTAATCGCATCAAAGCTGGCGGTAAGGGCGGGCGTCCGGGTCAGTGGAGCGCCAGAAAAGCTCAAATGCTTGCATCTGCTTATAAAAAAGCAGGGGGCGGCTACAAGAGTTAGGCAATGATATGGAACCTATCACCACTGCATTAACTGGCATCGCATTAGTGCAGAAGTCTGTTGATTTTATCAAGCAGAACATCTCTACAGCCAACGACATCAAAGACATAGCTGGCGCTCTGGATGGTTTGTTTGCGGGCGAAAAGCAAGTACAGCAAGAACGATATGGAAATAAGTCGGTGCTTGGTCAAACCAAGGACGCCGCGCACAGCGTTATTGATGCAAAACTTGCAAAAGAGCAAATGGACGAGATGAGACAACTCATCAATGCCCGCTTTGGCCACGGCACCTTTCAGCAGATTATTGCAGAGCGCAACAAACAAATTCGCGAAGAAAAAGAACGCATTGCCGAAGCCAAGCGTATAGCGGCAAAAAAGAAAAAAGAACTGCAAGATATGCTATTAATGTTTGGCATAGCTGGGGGCGTTGCACTTATCTTTGTGTTAGCGGTCGTGGGGTTTGTAACCCTTACTTAAAAGTTACAGGTAACTTTATGGAACAAACGATAGAAGAATTTCACGGAACAAAAAACATCACGGTGGGTGGTGGCTCCAGTGATATTGAGGCGGGCATAGAGTTTATATATCATATGCGGGAGCATATCGTAGACATTGGAATGGCCACTGTTTATGGCTTAGTAGTTTACGCAATAGTTTTATGGATAACTAAAAAAATTAACGGGTAGTTGCAGGATGGCAAAGTCAAAGTCACAAAAGAGTTTAGATAGCTGGACAAAGCAAGAGTGGCGGACAAAGTCAGGCAAGCCCAGCACTCAAGGGTCAAAAGCAACGGGCGAAAGATATTTGCCTAGCGCGGCCATCGTTAATATGTCAGCGAAAGAATACGCGGCTACGACCAGAAAGAAACGCGCAGACACTAAAAAGGGCAAGCAACACTCTAAACAACCCAAAAGAGTAGCTAAGAAGACGCGAGCATACAGGAAAAAATCCTAATGCGCGGAAAGAATAGAAGGATACCAAGGAAGAAGGGACAGCCCGCAAGGTCAAAAAAACACAGTGACCTGTATACGGATGAAAACCCACGCGGTACAATACATGGGCTAAAGTTTGCAACTGTTAAAGACGCAGAGGCAAGCGTGCGAAAAATCAAAGGCAGTGGCCGCACTCATGCCCACAAGATACAAGCGGCCATAGCTATGGAGCAGAGGGCAAAGGCGGCAAAAAAGACTGGGCCAAGCGCCGTGTATAGAAAGTATATAAATTCTATGAAAAAGAAAACGGGGTAAGCAATGGCTGTTGTAACACCAGATTTGCCGGAGATATTTGAGGAGGCGTTTGAAAGGGCGGGCCAAGAGTTACGCTCTGGTTATGACCTAAAAACAATCAGGCGTAGCTTTAATCTGCTAACCTTGGAGTGGCAAAATCGTGGACTCAATTTATGGACTATTGCAAGTGGCACAGAAACTCTTAGTGAGGGTAGCCAAACGTATACTCTACCAGCAGACACTGTTGACCTTTTGGAACACCAGTTACGAACAGGTAGTGGCACTAACCAAAAAGATACAAACTTGGAGCGCATCAGCGTATCAACGTACGCTCAACAAAATCAAAAAAACCTTCGGGGGCGACCCACCCAAATCTTCGTAGAAAGATTGGCGGGGTCAACGAAGGTAACGCTGTGGCCCGTGCCAGATGGCTCGGAAACATACACCTTGTTCTATTACAGGCTTGTGGGTACAGACGGGTTAGAAAGTGGCGTGTCTGGGGCCGCTTCAAACTTTATACCGCCAAGGTGGGTTCCGTGCTTAGTTGCAGGGCTTGCTTATCAAATATCAATGAAGAAAATAGGAAGCGAGCAACGCGCGGCGGCATTGAAGGAAGAGTACGAGTTCCAGTATCAGCTAGCGGCAGGCGAAGATGCAGACAGGGTGTCGATAAGGTTTGTTCCATTTAACTCTGCTTTTGTGGAGGGCTAGATGTACGCGAGGGGTAGTAAAGCTTTTGGATACTGTGACAGAACAGGCTTCCGTTATCCGCTAAAAGACTTGGTTGCAGAAGTGCAGAACGGCGTTCGCACTGGATTGCTTGTTGGCAAAGATGTCTTAGACGGCGACCATCCACAAAACTTTGTAGGAAGACTTAGAGTGTCAGACCCGCAATCTTTGCGCGACCCTAGACCTGACAATAGCGTGGACTCTGCATTTGGTCACAGCCCTGTTGGTGGGTTGTTTACAGACCTAACAGCAAAGGCTGGAGAAGTCACAATTAAAATTACATAGGGGGTTACGCTGTAGCCCTGTCAGCATTAAAGTAGTTACATATAACTTTTGGAGATTGTTATGGCACAAGAAAAAAGAAAACCACCCGCAAGGAAAAGGGGGTTTTTCCAACGCTTGAGAGATAGGTCATCTAAATTGCGAGCAGAGAGGAAGGCCGCACGGAAAGACTTTGAGGCAAAGCGGAAAAAGAAGGCAGAGTTCTTTAGAAGCAGAAGCGGTGATACAAAGGCTGACCCAGTTCAGGTAGCGAGCGGCAGGAAATATACAGTTAAATCAGGCGACACGCTTTCTCAAATTGCAAGAAATTATGGCGTAAGTCTCAAGGCTCTTAAGGACAACAATAAAATTGAAAATGCAAATCAGATTAAGGTCGGCCAAAAACTAAAAGTTCCGGGGAAGTTAAAGGCAAAATCTACAAATGTCTACAGAGACACAGACCTGAGTAAGATAACGAAGAATCCAACGCAGGCTCAAGTAAAGGCACAGAAGGCTAAAAACGTAAAGACTGACGCCAAGGTAAAGGAAGGAAACCTGAAGCGTATCGGTATCAATGCTGATGGCACACGGAGAAAGAAGGCAGGCGGCACTGTAAAGAAAATGTCTGCTGGTGGAATGACCTCTCGCGGCATGGGCGCCGCAACCAGAGGCGGTAAATTTAAAATAAGGTAACGTAGATATGACATCAAAATTATCAAGCGCAAGCTCACTCTTGGGAGAGTCAAAGCGCGAATATGATGACTCTGTTGAAAAAGGCGCGGTGAAAGCCAGTGCCGCCGCTCAAGGTCGGCTTAATGATGTGGGTCATTTCGACAGAAAGCACACACTCAGAAGGGCGAGAGAGCGACTTCGGAAAGAAGTTAATGAAGGTCGTGCTGGGATTAGAAAGTCAGAACTTAGTCCAGAAGAAAAAAAGCAAAAATCCACGGAGCTTACAAATAGAGCAAAAAGTATAGAAGAGGAAATGCTTAACATGGTGAAAGACCCAGCAAGCAGATTTAGTGGCGGTGGTCGTGTGCGCGGTATGGGTGCGGCGACCAGAGGCGGTAATTTTAGCAGAAACGGTTAGGAGATTATTATGCGTAGAAAAGTAGCAAAGAAATCCAAGGGCATGGCCCGTGGTGGACGGATGAAGTCTAAAGCAATGAAGCGCGGTGGACGGATGAAGTCGAAGGGCTATCGTGCAGGCGGACGTACCAAGTCCAAAGGTATGAAGCGCGGCGGTGCAATGAAATCCAAAGCGATGAAGCGTGGCGGGGTGACAAAGTCCAAAGCGATGAAGCGTGGCGGGGTGACAAAGTCTAAGGCTATGAAGCGTGGTGGCAAGGCAACTAAGCCTATGACATTGGCGCAAATCCGCTCTGCGGCTAAAGCAAAAGGTTACAAGTTAACCAAGTCATAATGCCTTATCTTCAAAGCAATATCCCGCACTTTAAGTGTTGGGTGCGCCGCGAATATACACACAACCATGAGGGCTATCATGGAGAGTTTCTCCATGCTATGGCAGTTGCAGTAACAACAATGCCCTGCCGTAGTCTTAGCTTTCAAGTGATATTCACGGGCATTTCACCAGAGGGCGAACCAGAGGACACCGTGCATGGCGGCGCTATGTGGGCGCGTATGCCCATAACAGGCTTGATGGCAGACATACCTGTTGATGACTGGCCTGAGCCTATGGACACCCATGATGCACAACCTTGGGATTGCTCTTCTCATCATCACGCTGTGTATGTCATAGACAGAGCAACACCATGCCCTTGGCTCGCTAAAATAGATGGCGAGATGTTTCCAGCCAAGTATTTGTTTACAGTAGATTATACAGAAAGCGAAATAGCTGACGACCCTGCACAGCACAAGCAAAGCCATGTTATGTATCTACTAGATGCAGGCGAGTGGACGGGCAACATTGTAGCTCTTCCCAACAATCGTGTAAGGGTCACGCACCCCGCATGGTTTGAGACAGGTGAAGGAGCGCCAGACTTTAAACCGTCTGCACATATACATTACAGTAAAAGTGATTTAGACTACACCTTGGATGTCAATAGGGTTTTTGACAATCTGTATGCCGAGGATGACTGATGGCTTACACATTCACAACGCTAAAGCAAGCGATACAGGACTACGCTGAAAACACGGAAACAACTTTCGTAAATAATCTGTCGCGCTTTATCACGCAGGCAGAGGAGCGCATATATCGTTCTGTTGCAATACCAGATTTGCGTAAGGTTGTGACAGCAAACTTGGTCGCCAGTCAAAGGTTTCTCAATAAGCCAGCCGACTTTCTAAATGCTTATTCGATAGCTGTGGTAGAGGCAGATAATGATTATCGGTTTCTTTTGGAAAAAGACCCAAGTTTTATCAGAGAGGCATTTCCAGCAACAGCAACCTCTGGGGTTCCATTGTACTATGCGAATCACTCAAGCACTGAATTTATATTGGCCCCAACCCCAAATGCCACACTAACGGTGCAGTTGCATTATGCATATGACCCAGAGTCCATAACTGTGGCAACTAGCGGAACAAGCTGGCTTGGAACTAACGCGGAGTCTGCATTGCTATATGGGTCATTGATTGAAGCGTACATTTTTATGAAGGGCGATGCGGATGTTCTTCAGATGTATGAAGCAAAATATGCCGATGCAGTATCTCAATTGGGAACATTGGTAGACGGACGCCTCAAGCGTGATAGCTACAGAGATGGCGAGCCAAGAGTGGAAATGTAATGTTTAGTGCAAGTATGGAGCTACCGAAAGACCCGATAGTAAATGTGGTTACAACTAACGACAGAGGACTATCCATAGAAGAAATAACAGAGAGATGCTTGGAAAAGATAATCTCTATATCTGATGAGGCACCTAAGCCCATCCGCGACCAAGCCCACGCTTTTAAGAACTCTCTTAGGCCACTGTTAATAAATACTTTGCGTGAGGCAGTTAACAACGACAGGACGACTGTATATAATATTTTGATGAAGAACGGGCATGAAGATGTCGCTAAATACATTAGGAGGCTGTGATGGCAATATCACAAGCAATGTGCAATTCATTTAAGCAAGAGCTTTTAGAGGCAAAGCACAACTTTACTGCGGGTTCATCAGACACATTTAAAATAGCGCTGTTTACCAGCAGTGCATCTTTAAGCGCAACCACCACGGACTACAGTACAAGCAACGAGATTAGCAATACATCTGGCAGTTCTTATAGTGCGGGCGGAGCAACGCTAAGCGTTGAAAGCACTTTTCCTAAGTTAGTGGACACGTCTACCGCAGTTGTAGACTTCGCAGATGTTACCTACACCAGTGCATCATTTACAGCAAATGGCGCACTGATATACAACACGACATCTGGCTCTAGCTCCGGCACAACAGACGCCGTTTGCGTGTTGGCATTTGGCGGCGACAAGACTGCTTCCAATGGAACATTCCAAATACAATTCCCCACCCCAACATCAAGCGCGGGGATTATTCGCATAGCATAGGTGACCCGTGGCGTTTGTAGTTAAAGACAGAGTTAAGGAAACAACGACAACAACAGGAACTGGAACCATAACTCTCGCGGGTGCGGCTACAGGGTTTCAGTCGTTTTCGGTTATTGGAAACTCCAACACCACCTTTTATTGTATTACCGATGGAACCAATTTTGAAATTGGTACAGGGACTTACACTTCCAGCGGCACAACTCTGTCTAGAGATACGGTACATGAAAGCTCCAACAGCGGAAGCAAGGTAGACTTTGGCGCTGGCACTAAGGATGTGTTTTGCACATTGGCGGCAGAAAAAGCGTTGCTTATTCCATCGTCAGGCGACCTTACTGTAGATGCCCCCGCAGACATTATCTTAGATGCAGACGGCGCAGATGTTCTTTTAAAAGATGCTGGCACTCAGTATGCGGCTCTAACAAACTCTTCCGGCAACTTAATACTAAAGTCAGGCTCTACGACAGCAATAACATTTAGCGGGGCTAACGCCACCTTCGCTGGCACTGTGACCATTGGCAGTGCAGAAATAAGTGAGGCAGAGCTAGAGATATTGGATGGGGCAACTGTAACAACAGCAGAGCTAAACATATTGGATGGTGTTACAGCAACGGCCAGTGAGCTTAATATTTTAGATGGTGTTACATCAACAGCCTCAGAGCTTAATATTTTAGATGGCGTTACGTCCACCGCAAGTGAGTTAAATATTCTAGATGGCGTTACGTCCACCGCTACAGAACTAAATATTTTAGATGGCGTAACAGCCACCACCGCAGAACTAAACATAATGGATGGCGACACAGCCGCCTCATCCACCACTGTGGCCGATGCAGACCGTGTTGTGTTTAACGATGCAGGGACGATGAAGCAGGTGGCAGTCACAGACCTAGCCGCATATTTTGACGATGAAATTACGGCAATGCCCAACCTTGCGTCTGTTGGCACGCTAACCGCGCTGACAGTGGATGATGTAGCGGTAGACGGTAAGGCAATCACGATGACGGGGTCTACAGATGACACCGCCATAATTACAGTGGGAACCAACGGAACTCTCAGCATTGTTACAACAGACAACGCCGCCGCCGCCGCAAATATTCAGATTACCGCAGACGGCACGGCAGAGCTTGCAGGCACTACGGTTACATTAGATTCATCGGGCGGCATTACATTAGATGCAGATGGCGGTACAATTACCTTTGCTGATGGTGGGTCGTCACTTGGCACAATTACATCGTCTGGATATTCAGGCACTGCGGCGGTTGCCACGACAGTTACTGTCAGCAACAGCACGGCAAACACAAACTTCCCTGTGGTGTTCCACGATGAATCAAACGCACTGTTAGATGACACTGGCGCACTGCGATATAACCCAAGCACGGGTGAGTTGTTGGTTCCAAAGCTCACGGTATCAGGGACAACCACAACAGTAGACACAGTTACGATGAACGCGCAAAATGCGATTATCTTTGAGGGTGCTACTGCTGATGCTCACGAAACCACGCTATCAATTGTAGACCCAACGGCAGACAGAACAATCAACCTTCCTAATCAATCAGGCACAGTTCCTGTTCTTAATGCCGCAAGCAATACGGCAATCACATCAACGCCAGAAGAACTAAACATACTTGACGGCGTAACCGCTACAGCAAGCGAACTAAATATTTTAGATGGCGTAACAGCTACAGCAAGTGAGCTTAACATTTTAGATGGTGTGACCGCGACAGCAAGCGAGCTTAATATTCTAGATGGTGTGACTGCGACAGCCGCTGAACTCAATATAATGGATGGAAATACGTCAGCCTCTGGAACAACGGTGGCGGATGCAGACCGTGTGGTTCTGAATGACGCTGGCACGATGAAGCAGGTTGCTGTAACTGACATAGACACTTATGTTTCTGCCACAACAAAAACCCTGACAAATAAAACATTAACTACACCAACAATAACAACGCCTGTAGTAAACGCAGGGCTACAGTTAAAAAATGGGGCTACATCCGCAGGGTTTGTGGAGTTCTTTGAGGATAGCGATAACGGCACAAATAAGGCAACGCTTATCGGCCCAGCATCTACTG